ATGATGCCAAGTCAAACGACACAATCAGCCATTCCTACCACTGGGTATATCCGCCGCTTTCGCATGCCGGCGTTGTTAGGGGTATCAATGCCAACCATTGATCGATGGGTTAAAAACGGCACGTTGCCACGCCCGGTGAAACTCACCAATAACGTGACCGCTTTTGATGCGGTAGAGATTAACAACTGGCTGGCAGAACGCCGCGGGGTGGTGGTCTGATGGAAAAAGAAAACCGCCCATTACAGGCGGCTAACATAGATACTCGCGAATCTGATGTTACGCCACTAGCCTACACCGTTCAAGCCTCAAAGCGCATTCCGAAGAAACACCGTGCTCGCACCTACATGCTGCGTTGTGGGGCTGGTGGGTGGACAGAAAACGATATCCTGCGCAATTGCCGCCTCTCATCTGGCCGCAACTATGCGAGCGAGCTTGAGCGCGAGCTTGATATCTGCCTGGACCGCCTTGAAGAGAAAAATCCTGATGGTATCGGGGCGCATATGCGCTACCGGTTTGCGAGCCGTGGTGACGTGCTGAAGGTGATTCAGTTCGTTAACCACATGGCCGCAGTCAATCAACACCACGGGCTTTCAAAACAGGATATCGCCGACATTCTGAGCCTCTACCCGGACAACTTCACCGCCGCATAACGGAGCCGACAAAATGAAAATCGAAAAAAGCAGATTCAATTCTGAGGCCGCCCTTCAACCTGATGTTAACCAGGGCGTAATTAGCGGTAATGATTTTGCCGCCATCGTTCCCGTTATTCCCGGCCAAATTGGCGGCCGTGAAACTAATATTGCGAGCGCCAGAGCTCTGCATAAGGCGCTGGGGGTGGGCCGCGACTTTACCAACTGGATTAAAGGCCGCATCGACCAGTACGGATTTGTCGCCGGGGCTGACTACATCCGTGTTGAAAATTTGAGCTCACCAAAACGGGCGAGCGCAAAATTTCGCCAGCAAATTGAGCATGATTACCTTCTCTCGCTGGATATGGCTAAAGAAGTGGCAATGGTTGAGCGCAACGAACAGGGGCGTGCCGTCCGCCGCTACTTCATCCAGTGCGAGGAGGCGTTACGGCTCAGTGCGCCGGAAATCGCCGCGAAATATCGCCGCCAGCTTAAGGCCCGCATTGGTGCCGCCAACCTCTTCAAGCCGATGTGTGCCGCTCTGGGTGTCGCCCGGGCAGAGCAGGGGAAAGATACGCAAGCCCGGCACTACAGCAATGAAAGCAACATGATCGCCCGCATTGTGCTGGGTGGCATGACCGCCAAGCAGTGGGCGCAGGTGAACGGTATCGACGGCGAACCGCGCGACAGCATGAGCGTCGGCCAACTGGAGCACCTCAGCTACCTGGAGAGCACCAACATCACGTTGATCGATATGGGTATGGAGTACGCCCAGCGTAAAGCGGAATTAACCCGCCTCTCTCAGCGTTGGCTGGCTAAACGTCTGGGGGCTAACGATGAATAAGCCCACCAGCGCACCGCTGCCAAATCACTCCTACCGCGACGCTCACGGCCAGATGGTGAGCGTGGCCACTGTAGCGCATAACCGGGTGACGTTCTACCGCGAAGGTTACCAGTTCCCTTGCGTGCAACCCATTGAGCGCTTCATGAAGGAGTACACGGAGGTGAAGCAATGATTACCGGTGCACGGCGCAAAAGCCTCTCTCTGGCTGGCCTGATGTATGCAAAAGTTAACGCTCTGCGGGCGGTGCGCCACCGTGGAAACCTGTCAAAACCTGTCACTTTGCGGGCCACTGATAGTGGCGTACAAAACACCTGGCGGAGTTTCGTGACCAGTACGCCCGCGGGTAAACGTTCGGAAACTGACTATCTGGAAGATAGCGTGTCCGGCGCCGGCGGTGGATGCGGGGCCCATCACACCGCCAGCTATAAATTGCCGCACCGTGACAAAAAGGGCTTGCGGTCTGAAGGTATCCCGGTCTATGGTTATAGCGCACCAGCAAAATCTGGTGCCGGGATTGGCGTCCTGGTAAAGTTGTCGGCGACATATGACGCGCCAAGCGTCTTTTTTTGTGTCGTTAGCTCAGTACACCCTTTTTTCAGCGGTTCGGTGTCATACCGGACTTGCCTCAGAATTATGGTGGGCTGGGCGGGGGCTTCTTCGGAAGCGCCGGTTTCCGATAACGCCGGTTACGCCAACCCTGTCCAGTCCATCACCAGTGAAATTGGCGTTTCCGGTGATGGGTTTAATCCCCTGTTATCGGAGGCTGCCACATGTTGGCTACTACCCCTACCCAAATTCCGCAATTCATCTGGATTATCGCCGCTGTTCGCCGCGATATGCCGACAATTACTGCAAAAATTCACCATATCGCCGCACCTACTGAGCGCGAAGCCCGCCGTTCTCTGGTTCGGGATCACGTCTGCTTTTTCGCTGGTCGCATCCGTCTGGAGGTGGCTCATGCGTAACTATTTCCGCATCACCGGCTACGCCGTTAATAAGCGCGGTTTAACGGTTGGTATCGGTTATCAGCTCATATCCAGCGACACCAAAACAGCAACGGCCCACGCAGTGCTTCAGGCGCAGCGTGAAGGTCTCAGCCATGTGCGCATTACCCGCGTTCAGGAGGTATCGGCATGATGAATATTGCTCAAAGAGATCGAATCCTGGCGTCTGTAAACCAGGTCATTGGGCGTAAAGAGAGTGTTGTGCCTAATACCCCGGAAAATAATTCGCACGATCGTTTATTGCGGATAAGCGCTGGTCTCTTGCACCTGTTAAATGAGGTTCTCCCTGGCATGGCCAATACGGCTGAACGCGACGAAATAGCAGTGTGGGTGGATGCGATGTATTTCATCACGATGATTGAAGCGTTAGATGCAAAATCATTGCCCCCCACAACAGTGCCAGACTTGCGCAGTGAAATGCCTGTGCCGACTGGTGGTGATGCCGCAACCACGGTGCGTTATGCGGCAGAACTGCAGGCGTTGTGGGAGCTTCATCTTGATGCTCGCTTGCGGGCTGCCAATCCTAAAGCTGGCGCCAGACTATGGACGCTAATTAACGAACTTAACTACGCAGCTCAGCGTACGGAAAGCAGATACAACCGCCTGTTGTTAAAGCTGGAGGGCATGAAATGAGAGAGTTTCGTGTGTTTTCCACGTGTCTCGATCGTGCCGGTTACCCGATGCCTGTTACATGGCGCGGGTATGCCAGCAGTTCAGATGCTGCGATCAGAAAAATGGAGCATGAGGCTAAAAGCAATGGCTGGAGCGTTGCGCTGATTGTTTTTGTGCAGCAAAGAAGAGTGGCGCGCGATAAGTCGCTGGTGGAGATAAAAGCATGAGCAATATTTTCGCATTTCCTCAAAAGTCGGGAAATACCGATCCATTCCGTGCGGAGCCTACACCTGCAGGGGTGAAGATCACCAGCTCTGGTAGCGATGGTCGTGAAACAGTTCAGCTTATTGGCTACGAGGATGCCGTGAACCGCCTTGACGCTGGCGATTATGACGACTCCAGCACGGGTTATGACATTCACCTTGCCGTAGCTGAGGGCGGAAACTGTGGATATTTCGACTTTACCGCGCAGCACAACGTCACTATGTGGCGCTGGTTGATTGCTGCGGCGTTCATCACCGAGATGAAGCTGATAAACGGTACGACCATTGTTACTGAGCCGGACGGCACGTCATCGCAGGTGGCTGTTTATTCCAATGGCAAAGTGTCTATCACGGTTTATCCATTATCTGAGCGCCTGGCGATGGCAAATAACATCGAGGGGGCAATGATTGAACGCTACGGCTCAGAAAAGGGCGCGGAAAAGGCTATTGTGTTTTATCAGGCCATGCTGGATGTGGAGGCTGGAGAACTAACCGCATTCGGACGTGAAACGCTGGCAGAACTACACGATCACTTCATCAGCGATCTGCAGCAAAACGGATGGCCTGAAATGCCATTGACGCACTGAGGGGGCCAGATGATTACTAAGAACTTCCTGCTTAATGCGCTGGCGAACCAGTACGCAGCGGCGCTGTATAACCATATCACCGCCACCAGCCACGGCGACTACTTCATGATTGATGCGGGTGGCGAGCTTGTGCGCGTAGAGATTGCTGGTGGCGTGAAAGGCGTCCGCGACCTCATCGACGGCTACGCGCTGGAGGCGCTGAAAGAACATTACCCGCAGTGGGAAAGCGTAGGGATCGAGCTGCTTAGCCGCTGCGTCACCGCTACCGGTCTGACCGGGCGCGGTCGTGAGATATGGCAAAGCATGGTTAACGATATGGGCGCAACCGTGGCAGGCAATCACGGGGGTGAGAATGCGTAATATCGACCTCATTCGCGAAGTGACTCATGCCGCCGCTGGCCGCTGGCCTTCGGTGCTGGCGGGCCTGCATATCAATGTGCCGGATTCACCGCGCAGGCATGGGCCGTGCCCGTCCTGTGGCGGTTCGGATCGCTTCCGTTTCGATGATGGGGGCCGCGGCAGCTTTATCTGCAACCAGTGCGGCGCCGGTGACGGCCTTGACCTAATTCGAAAGGTGAACAAATGCGATACCTCAGAGGCCGCGCGACTGGCGGCTGATGTGCTGGGTATTGATTACCGGGCAGCAGTACAGGACGACGCCACCGCCAGCCAGAGGCGGGAGCAGCTGGAAGCCGAGCGTACACAACTGGAGCAGGAGCGCCTGCAGCGGGCGGTAGTGGACGCACAGCAGCGCCGGGCTACGTTTTCCCGTCTGTACGATGAGAGGCGGCAGTGCGCCACTCAGGGCGAATCTGAATACCTGACTGATAAGGGGCTGAACGGCTTCACCTTCCCCATTCTTTCCGATGGTTCAATTTTGCTGACCCTGGTAGATGAGGCTGGCGCAGTCGTGGCAGCGCAGACCATTACGCCTGAAGGGGTGAAGCGGCTGGTGGCCGGCTCTGCAAAGCGCGGCGCATATCACGCCGTGAACACGCCAGATGACCCGCAGACCGTGTTAATTGCTGAGGGGTTGGCTACTGCTCTAACGTGTCACTTAATTTGCCCTGATGCTCTGACAGTAGCAGGAATAGACGCGGGCAACCTGCTGCCCGTCGCGGAAGTGATGCGCCGAAAGTACCCGCTGGCACAGATCGTCATTGCCGCCGATAACGACAGATTAGACGACAAGCCCAACACCGGCACAGAGCGTGCCGAGAAAGCGGCCTTATCCGTGGATGGTTATGTATCCGTGCCACCGACAGACTATAAGGCCGACTGGAACGACTACCACCAGCAGCACGGGCTGGCAGCCGCTACAGCAGCCTTTAACCATTCGATGTATCAACCGCAGGGGGGCAGCGTGAAACCGCAGTTACAGGCCATTGAGGGCGGAAAGTCCGGCCAGCCAGAGAAAGACCCGCTTAAGCCGCATGTTGAGAGCCGCGCAGACGGCGTTTTTTGGGTAACACCGAAAGTGGACAAGGACAGCGGGGAGGTTATCAACCAGGAAGCGTGGTTGTGTTCGCCGCTGGAAGTGGTGGGCACCGGCCGGGATGATAAAGACCAGTACCTGATTATCCGCTGGCAGGCATTCGGTGTCAGCGCGCTGACGACGGCCGCAATCCCCCTGGCTGATATTGGCGAGCGTGAAGGCTGGCGCACCCTGAAGGCAGGCGGGATTAACGTCACCACCAAAAGCAGCCTGCGCGCGATCCTGGCCGACTGGCTACAGCGCAGCGGCGCGCGGGAGCTGTGGCGCGTTGCCCACGCGACGGGCTGGCAGTGCGGGGCATACATCATGCCGGACGGCGAGGTTATCGGAACGCCGGAACATCCTGTGCTGTTCAACGGCCGCAGCTCGGCGGCGGCCGGCTACACCGTCAAAGGCACCGCTGAGGACTGGCGCGGCAGCGTGGCGCACCTGGTAGCCGGTAACTACTCCATGATGACTGCGACCGCCGCAGCGCTGGCGGCGCCGCTGATTGGCCTGGCGGGCGCCGATGGCTTCGGGATCCACTTCTATGAGCAGTCGAGCGCGGGCAAGACCACCACGGCGAACGTGGCCAGCAGCCTGTATGGCAACCCGGATTTACTGCGCCTGACGTGGTACGGCACGGCGCTGGGGCTGGCGAATGAAGCCGCCGCACACAATGACGGCCTGATGCCGCTGGATGAGGTCGGCCAGGGATCCGACCCGGTAAGCGTGTCGCAGTCTGCCTATGCGCTTTTTAACGGGGTTGGGAAGCTGCAGGGTGCGAAGGAGGGCGGCAACCGGGACTTAAAGCGCTGGCGCACCGTGGCAATCAGCACCGGCGAGATGGATTTGGAAACCTTCATCGCGGGCGCCGGACGCAGGACCAAAGCCGGGCAGCTGGTGCGGCTGCTGAATATCCCGCTGAGTAAGGCGGTTCACTTCCACGAGCAGCAGAACGGCAAGCAGCACGCGGATGCGCTGAAGGAGGCATACCAGCACCACCACGGCGCCGCTGGGCGGCAGTGGATTAAGTGGCTGGCCGACCACCAGCAGCAGGCTACAGAAGCTGTCCGGGGGTGTGAGGCCCGCTGGCGCAGCCTGATACCTGCAGACTACGGCGAGCAGGTACATCGCGTAGCCGCCAGGTTCGCTATTCTGGAGGCGGCGTTGCTGCTGAGCGCCGGCATCACCGGCTGGGATGCACAGACCTGCCGGGATGCGGTACAGCACAGCTATAACGCCTGGCTGCGGGAGTTCGGCACCGGCAACAAAGAGCATCAGCAGATCATCGAGCAAACGGAGGCGTTTCTTAACGCCTACGGCCTGAGCCGGTTTGCGCCGTTCCCTTACAGCCCGGCCGACCTGCCAATAAAAGAACTGGCCGGCTACCGGCGGCGCCAGGGGGAACACGACGAGAGCCCGATATCGTTCTATACGTTCCCGGCAACGTTCGAGAAGGAAATCGCCGCGGGCTTTAATCACAAGCAGTTTGCCGAAGTACTGAAAAGAGCGGGAATGCTGACGCCGCCGAGCAGCGGACGCGGATATCAGCGCAAGTCTCCACGTATCCAGGGGAGGCAGATCAACGTTTACGTCCTCAACTACCTGCCGGAGGACTACAACCAGCCAGAGGAATAGTATTTCTCACATACGAGTAAAAAGTGTTGGTTCAGTCAGTTCAGTTGGTTCAGTAATTAAAGGTTACTGTTTTATAAGAATTTTAATTATGAATCTGAACCAACACTGAACCAACAAATGCCTATTTTGAACCAACGCCAGCGCGTAGAGTTTTTTCCCTGGCAGGCGGTGAACCAACTGAACCAACTGAACCAACACTATTTCTGTTTATTATCAGAAAAAAAACAGAGACTGGCCGAGAGAGAGGTGAGCATGACAGCACAAATTTCAGCATACGGGCGGCTGGTGGCCGACCCTGAGACCCGGACAACGGGAAAAGGTACGAGCATGGCTATGGCCCGGCTGGCGGTATCGCTGCCGTGCAATGCCGCAGCGGACGGGCAGGCTACCTTCTGGCTGGGCGTCATTGCCTTTGGGAAGCAGGCCGATGCGCTGGCCAAACACCAGAAAGGTGACCTTGTCAGCGTGGCGGGCAATATGCAGCTCAATCAGTGGACTGGTCAGGATGGCGGTATGCAGCAAGGTTATCAGGTTATTGCGGACAGTGTGCTCAGTGCCAGAACGGTACGCCCAGGAGGTAAAGCAGGGCAACAGGGTCAAGCTACGGATGCCCTGCGCCGTGCCCATGAGCAACAACCACCCACTACCGGGTATGAAGGATTCAACCAGACCACGCCGTATGACGATGATTTTTAGATAGTAAATTGAATGCTAGGTGCTTGGGTGCTTCCTGACTTCCGCAACCTGTTTATGTATTCGCCTAACGGTAAAAAGGACGGCATCCAGATCATCCCGCTGTCGGAGGTCGCGGCGAAATATGAGTTTCTGAACATCAAGAATGCGACCCGCGATGACATGATGGCAGCACACCGCGTACCGCCGCAGATGATGGGGATTATCCCGAACAACACTGGCGGTTTCGGTGATGTGGAAAAGGCCAGTCGCGTGTTTGTTCGCAATGAATTAATCCCTTTGCAAAAAAGGTTCGAAGAATTAAATGATTGGCTAAGTGACGAAGTCATTAGATTCCAACTCTATACCTTGGAAGAGAATTAGCTCGCCATGTTAAATTGCCCCAGGAAAACACTTTACAACAAACTGGCTCATATGCTGTAGGCTTGACATTAATTCATTTAATTTTAATCGGGCCTCGTTATAATGAGGCCTATTTTCAGCTTTCTTACAACATAAGATCAAACAATGCGCTGGATTTATAATCTCCCCGGTTTCATCATCTTTTACTGGATCATAGATAATTTCAAACATAACATCTTCATTATCGTCGTCAACTATTCCCATAAGCTTTTCAAGCAAGAATACTCCAATAAAAATATCTTTCCTCTTATCAGGGACGTTAGCCTGCTGTTTTGATACCCTTGCCATCAACTCCTGTATATCAAGCAATTTTTTCAAGTCGACGCTAAATCCCTTTCCTTGCAAATCCGATCTTTTTACAGATGATTTCTCAAACTCACCACTCGAACTAACATCCTCTGGTGAGAAAACAACGCGACATATTTTATCACTACCTTCAAAATTATATACCATGCTCACGACCTTTAATCACTTAAGCATTGACAGTAATTGTTCTGGAGGGGTAATACTAATATTATAATTACCTTTTATACCTTTCCTCTCATTTTTATTTTTAGCATAAAAAGAATAAGTCTCATCTGGTTCTACTGTTAAGTCTACAGCACATGACTTATCGTTCCAAAAAAATGAAAGCTCACCATCATCAAAAATTTTTATTTTTGGCGCAGTCAAACCAAAGGCTGCCACATAATTCCTCATAAAGAAGTCAGCGGAGCGTAAAGTCTGTCGGTCTATTTCTTCCGCACCTAACGTATTGACATCTTTGAGCTTTTCAAATAGATTGAATATTTCGCTGTATTTTAGTATATCACTCCTTTTACGATCAATAAATGACCTTAATGCTTCCGTAGTAAATCGTTCTAAAATGGAATAAACCTCACCTTCACCTTTAGAATTATATTGCTTGCTTAAAACAGTTTCTGCCTTCTTACGGTAGCTTATATTACGGTCTTTGCTGAGTTGCATCGTATTGCCAAAAACAACCCCTGCAGAGTTAGATGAGCTAATTCCGTTTGATATTGTAATAGTTAAAACGTCACTCATATACGGCTCCTAAGTTAGCTAAGGCTTTATCAGTTAGGAAGTTAAAGAAAACAGTTTTATTTTTATGATGTAATGAGTCAAGCTCGCTTTCAAAATTTTGTATAACATTCTCAAAAGTTAGATTTCGCTTGTTTATTATACAGTCAATATCAATCATAAAACCTTCTCTTGTTTTTATTGCTGGTCCTTCTGCTCGAGCATTGCCAGCTAGCTGAATGATAATTACTACGTCCCCTTCGTGCTTCTCACTTCTGAGGTGTAGGTAAGGGTCGAGATAGTTTTCATCACCTAAGCTAATACACATATTTAATTGTTCGCCGATATTTTCAGCGGAAGGATATTCAATTATATCAACGTATTTAAGAGAAAAACGCTCTACAACACTTATTAAATCGTGTTTTTTTACAATGTTCATCAAAATGCATATGTGCTTTTTGAACGTCTCCCAACCAGGATACCGACTGTTAACTGAAAGCAACAGCACATTATCTCCTAGCAAAATATTATAATCCCCCCATATAAAACCAACTAATGGAAGGTATTTGAAATCTGCGTTCTGTTGCCTAATTATTTCAGGCATTTCAAAATGAGGGGTCCGAAAGGAATTCTTTAAACTCAGCTCAGTAAATAATATCCCAGGCATAATGTTAGAAAATGTATTGTTTTCTGATGAAAACCTAATCTCAAACAGAACATTAACAAGAGCATTTTCTTTAAGCCTTTCAGGGATTAACTTAACCATATGTATCCTTGAGTCAGTATGAGCAATTCACATGCCCTGTAAAAATGTGTTTATCGTGAAAATGATAGTACACCAACTAACTTTGCAAGTTTATATTATTTTAGAATAATTCTGTCCTGTCGTTAACTCATGGTAGATAAGGAGTCGTTGCGCGCTCGTATCCCCGCAACGCCTGCCCGCTTCGTGTAGTGGTTTTCATGCACCTGCATTAGAGACGAAAAAGCCCGCAAGAAATGGATGGAAAGGCGGATAATGGGGTCAGTGGAGAGGCTTTTGGCAACCTGAATGCGAGCTAGGGGGCATGATACAAGGTTATCTGAATGTGGCCTACCTGACGCTTGACCAGTCATACTGGTGTTAATTGGTCTTTCTGCTGGAGAGGCACTCTATACGAGGGCGCAGGGGCTGGGTGTTGCCCTCGTAGTTCTGTTCATGCTGGTCGCCGTTGCTGCGTAGCAGTTTGAGCATTACATGTAGAATCAAACCGCCCCATGAAAATGCCCATATTTTATTTATAGGCAGAAACGGTGTGTTCTGGCTATGTATGGCAGGAATGGTGTGTTATGCCTATAGATAGGCAATCTTGATGAGTTCTGCCTATAAGGACTGATAGCGCTCGAAAATTGTCGTTGAGAACGAGCTGTGGTAAACACCCACCAGCCCGCGCCGAAGATTTCAGCGGCCTTCACAAAGCTGCGAAGGAGACCCAGCGCCGCATGGGGATAGCGCAGCCGAATGGCGAGGCGTTCAGGTTAAAGGGGAAGGCTATTTAAACAGTGAAAATTGAGCTTTAAGCCGGCTTGCGGTGGTGGTTTCCCGTTCGATCAAACACTGGTAGGCTACATTCATCTTTACTTTGGGGGATAGGGATATGAGAAAGGCGCTGGCATGTTTTGCATTGCTGTTTTTAATTGCTGGATGCGATGAAAGCAGCAAAACAATCATAACTGATGGGGCTGATACCGCGATAAAGATGTTTAAATCCGAAATGAATGAGGGTGATCACCCTCCGTTTATTTATAAGAATCTTGCTTTCAAACCGGACCACCAAAACTCAAGCGAAGTGTTAAGTGGCTGGGTTTGCGGGGAGGGGAGCATGGTACGCGACACGAAAACCTATGATTTCAAGTTTAGAGGTCATGTCATAAAAACAAACGGAGTTTCTTATGTAGGTGATCTTGCGGCCCTACTCTCTGATACAGAAATGGCAGAATATGACATTCTGTACAATAAATACTGTAAGTAAGATAACAAAGCGAATAGTTGATTAAGCCCCGTACCTACGGGGTTTTTTTATGCCTATGCATCAATAAAAGTGATCGTAACCACAAAGTTGTTGTTTCATTTTTTGCAATGTATTTGATGAGTGTTGATAAAATTGCAAGTATAATCACTGTATAAATATCAGGAGGTACGCAATGGCAACACCATCCGTAAAACCCGTTCTTCTCAGCTTGGAGCAGATCGAGAAACTCCGGACGCTGCAGGAAAATGAACGGAAGAAATCACCGCTGGGCATTGCTCCCACCATCCACGTTATCGCGCGTCAGTTGATGGATCGCGCTTTAAGCACACAAATGGAGGCGTAATGGAACAACTACAACGACTGGCCGAGGCTATCGCTGAAACCTACATCCGCGATCTGCGCCGGGAAACAGGAGATAATGTCATTACCGTTGATGGCGTCAGCGGCAATGTTGAAACGCACCTTTTAGCCGCGGGGCTGGTGGATAACTCAGTTTCAGCAGCCAAAAACCAATACGGGGCGACATTTGAACGTGAGGCATATCAAATGTTACTGCGGTTAATTTCACTCGATGGCCCGGAGTATCGTCTGACTGAGCATGGTGCTTACGTCATTACCTTCATGACGACTAAGGCTTTAAAAAAACAGTCTTCCACGACAGTACACTGAGGTGCGTATGAGTAATAATTTTGGCAATTATTACATTGAAATTGACGCTGATGTCTTACCGTTCCTCAAGGGGATGGACAAGGTGCAGAGCACTCTTGATGCTCTTTCGGCTGATTCGAAAAATGGCAGTAAAGCCTTCGATAATTTGAGCTCGTCCGCATCGAGTGCCGGAACCTCATTTAATGAACTTGCTGGCTACGCCCGCTCAATGGATGGCTCTCTAAAATCGCTCAACACCAATGTGAACGCGATCACCAGGGCCATGCAAGGTGCCGGGACGAGTACCGCGGGTGTAGGTTCGGAATTCACCAGAGCGGAAGCAATACTTGAGAGTCTTGGCAACCAGTTGGCCATCCTGGATGAGGCGCAGGAAAATGGCGCCCGTAGTGCTGCTGTGCTAGCGGCGCAGTTGCGTGCCGGCTCGAAAGCCACTGATGAAGAAAAGCAGAAGATTGGCGAATTGACTGGTCGTCTCTACGACATGAAGACTGGCGTCGATACCGGGGCGAAAAGTCACGGCTCCTGGAAAAACAGCATGCAGCAGGCTGGTTATCAGGTTCAGGATTTTATCATTCAGGTGCAAGGTGGGCAGTCGGCTTTGGTTGCTTTTGCCCAGCAGGGATCGCAATTAGCTGGCGCATTTGGTGCGGGCGGCGCAGTGGTTGGGGCTGTGATTGCCCTTAGCTCGGTTGTCGCTGGCGCGCTGATTACGTCGCTTAATGGCGGAAAAAACGCCATTGATTCACTGAAAGATGCTGCCGAAACGATGGATAAGGTGATCACCATTTCGCAAAATGGCGTGGCCGCACTTTCCGACAAATATGCTTATCTGGCGAAAACTAACGCCGAAGTCGCAACGTTGATGCGAAATCAGGCTCTACTGGAATATAACGAGGCTATTAACAAAATACCTAAAGCTATCAGTGATGCTTCAAGCTCTCTGCTTTCGTTTGGCGATAAGGCCATATCAGCATTCGCCGGCGGCTTTGCTTCTGTCGAAGGGTTCAATGATCGTCTTTCAGCACTCGAAATCACCACGGATAACTACTCTGAGGCAATTAGTCAGGCGTATGGAGCTGGGCAGGTTTTTCAGGCAACGGCGAACAGCATCGGCAATACAGTCGGAGCGGTAGCGGGAAAATTCGGTATTACAGAACAGAAAGCTTTTGAGCTCAGCAAGCAGCTTTCTGACATCGCAAAAAATCCATCCCCGGAAGCACTACAGCGATTGGCGACGGAACTTCAGAAAACCAGAGAGTCAACTGATACAGCCACTCCTGCTTTAACGGAATTTATCGGAAAGCTCGTTTTATTATCCAAAGAGTCGGCAACTGCTAAGGGAAATTATAAATCCCTCAAAGATGAAATGGATAATTCAACGTCTGGACAGAAGAACCTCATCAAACAATCTGAGCGCAGTCTGAAACTGTCAAAATTGCAGGGGGAGGCTCGTGCACGGCTTCAGGCTCAGTTTGCTGCGGAGGATGCCGGGTTTGACAAAAACGACCCTCGCGTAACCCGCATGAAAGATGAGGCGGCCGCAACTTACCGTAACACCCAGGCTCAGAAGGATCTCAAGTCTCAGCAGACTGCTGGAGCGACAGCCGCGGAGTCTATCGCCCAGAAGCTGGCGAATTTGAAGCAGCAGGCAGAGTTAGCCGCCGGTTCAACCCAGGAGCTTAGCCGCGAATCAGCGATGCTGCGCGCCGAACAATCCCTTGGTAAATCAGCCTCAGCCGATCAGATACAGCAGGCCAGAGCTTACGCTGCCGCCGTTTGGGATACTACGGCAGCATTGAAGGCACGCAATGCCGTACCTGAGCTTAAAGAGAACGCGGACTACACAGCCCAGAAATCGCAGCTTGAGATGATTAAGGGCGCCAAAGACGCACAGGGAAATTTGATTATCTCGCAGAAGCAATACAACCAGGCTTCTGAGCAATTAGAGCAGCAGCACCAGGTTAATCTGGCGAAAATTCGAGCCGGGCAGGTTGTGACACCCCAGCAGCAGGCCCAGGGGGAAGTTGATCCGGTACAGCGGCTTGCCAACCAGCACGCCCAGGAGCTGGCGCTTATCCAGCAGTTTGAAACCCAAAAAGGGGCGCTCACAGCTAACGGTCTTGCGTTGATGAACGCAGCTAATACGCAATATGAGCAGGCGAGAATAGCCGCGCAGTGGGAGATATTCCGCAATCAAAGCACAACAAATGAGTTGATGGCCTCGGCGGTTGATGGGTTCGCCAGTCAGGCGGCTAACTCGTTGACAGGCCTGATTGATGGAACACAAAGCGCTTCGGAAGCGTTCAGAAATCTAGGGAGCGCGATCGCAAATAGTGTTGTTCAGGCGTTGGTAGAGGTGGGAATCCAGTATCTGAAAAATGCTGCGATGGCGATGGTCGCCGATGAAATGACATCAAGGTCATCTCAAAAGGCTGGCGTTCAAACAGCCGCAGCCTGGGCCCCTGCCGCTGCCGCCGCATCTGTAGCTACTTTTGGCGGTGCTGCTATTGCCGGTATTGCTGGCATGGTAGCAGCGTTCGCCATCGGTGCCGCTTTGGCCGGCAAACGCAAAAATGGCGGTACGGTAGGCGCTGGTGGGGCGTATCAGGTTGGCGAAGGGAATATGCCTGAACTCCTGCAGACCAAAAACGGGTTAATTATGATTCCTGGTGATCGAGGCAGAGTGTTCAGCAATAAGGATGTTACCGGCAGTTCTCCGACTATCCAGAAGGCGTCTACGGGTAAAGAATACCTAACAACTTCATCAGCATCATCCAGTCAATCGGGAGATAGCTCTAAACGGTCGATACAGGTAAATATCCAGCTGATAGATCAGACAACCGGCAGTCAGCACAACATCACGGGCACTGAAGCTTTCCAGCAAGGTGACGTGGTAACAGTTACTGGATTTCTCAATGACGTGGATACCGGCGGCCCAATGTCCACAGCGATCGCAGATGCGCACGGGCTTAGACGGCAGGCAAGGGGCGCCTTTTAATGTGCCCTAAGGGGGGGGGGGAGGTAAACCCTCTCCCTCATGCTTTACAGGACTGCCAGTTTAAGAGCATTTTCACACGTCAGAAATAAGAACTTTTTTTAGTGTAAACGCAGCCAGTAAACAACCTACCCCATGAGAGGGTGACAAAAGTTGACATCGAAAGGCGATCCAGTGACGAACGACGAAAAGCGAAAACTATACCGTGCGTGGGCTGATGATATCGGCGGCGGAACACCTTTCCCGGAAGCCTGCAGGGATATGACGTGCGGCGCGACGACGAGGAAAGGGACGCCGTGCAAAATGACGGCGCTCTACGCTTCTGGGCGCTGCAAGTTACACGGCGGCATGAGCACCGGCGCAAAGACGCCAGAAGGAAAGGCGCGGCAGTTAGAGGGATTCCGCCGCTGGCTGGAGAGAAAGCGGCAGGCCACCAGCCAAGGTGCTGGTTCGCATTGAGGTTTGCACCGAAAACGGCTTTAAAATATTGGACTGTTCTTGACGGATTTAAAACGCGGTCATTCTGAAACCCGCGCCAGTAGCGGGCTAATAACAACAATGAGACCTGAGCCGTCAAAGTTTTTAGGTTCGTAGTACGCAACACGGTACGCAGCAAAATGAAGGTTTTTTCAGTGCGTACTTGTTTAAGTGTGTTCTGCGCGTGGCGATGTAAGTTAATGATTAGGCTTAATTATAGCGAAGAGCGATAATCGGGATAGCGAATATGGGTATTAAAGGCAGGGGCATGAACAACATTCGGCGCAACATGAATGCGCTAGTGAGGGACATTACCGGGCGGCGCTTACCTCGCGCAATGACAGCCGCTTTGCATGAGGCCGGACTCGTAGCCGCAATCTATACGCCAGTTGACACCAGCACGCTGATTAACTCGCAGTTTAAAGAGGTTATTACTAACGGGACGCGCATCACTGGCCGCATCGGATATTCAGCGAATTACGCAATCTATGTCGCAGATCCGACTATCCCGCAGAAGTTCACCCTGCCCAGGGCCAGGAAAGAGTTTTTGCAGCATGGTGTTGCTGATGCAAAACCGCAGATGGAGGCAGCTTTCCTGCGAGAATTATCAAAACGCTGATTGCGGAGAAAACGAAACCGATACATGCGCAGCAGTTGCTTACCCCATGAGTGGTTAACAATTGTTAAGGTTCTAGCGACGATTATTAGGCCGTATTCGCAGTAACCAATTGTGCACAACTCATATAATTTCGTATTCATTTGCGGATTTTTTTAGCGAAGATCTGAGCCAATGAGAGAGCAGACGCGGGTTTATACCTCTGCGCTACCACGGATTAACCTCCAGTTTCTGGCAGGTATGCAAAGAAAGCTGGTGGATTCGAGCCCGAAAACACAGATTTTTTGTGATACCGAGAGCGGAAGGGTGTACTTCTCGATGGTCTCTGGTGGCTACAGCGCGACAATCAACGGAGTAATGCGGTTTATTGGCATCACGATCACCCGGGCAGGTTTTGGCTACCGGCGATGGTACATTTGCCCGCATTGTGGTGGCCGGGTTGCGAAATTATTTATTGGCCGGAAGGATATAGGGTGTCGTAAATGCTGGAGCCTTCACTATGCCAGCCAGAGTGAAGATGAGATCGCTCGCTTACGGCGCAGTGTGTGGAAGCAGAGGCATGATCTATGGGGGGATGATTACCCACCCTCGGGCAGCCTACTAAATAGCCCGCTTAAGTTTCCGAAGCCTGCTGGCATGAGATGGGATACCTTCGAGAAAAAGCGCTCTCGCCTGCTAAAGACTGAATCAGCTTACTGGCGGTTGAAAGAACCTAGGGACGCACAAGGGTTTGCCCGGGTGATGCGCAAAGCTGAAGCGTCAATGCGTTCATTTGAACGGGCATCGAAAAAGGCTACCCCATGAGCGCACTAATATTACCCTAATGCCTACCCCATGAGCACAGCAAGACTACGGCAAGGTTAATTCTGGCTCTCTAACTGAATTAGCTAAAATCAGCCGGTTACAAGCCATGAACAGGAGCTATTCCATGTTAGACCGTCACAAGCTTGAATTAACGTTGCTCGAGATAGCCCGGCAGAACGATGAAGGAGTGGACAGCAACACTCTTTACACCATTCGCAACGGCGTGGCACAGGTGCTGCAGGCTAAAGAGCGCCACCGCCGCGCAGATAAAACAGAGTCATGGCTATAGTGCCGCCGATAACTTCTCAGCGTTGCGGCCCTGACGCTTCCAGGCGCTGTAAATGTCCTTATCCCACGCCTTGCCCGCTTTAGTCTGATAACCGGCCTCATTGAGCCGCTCAGCGATAATGCGGCCATTGTCGAACCCTTCCCGGATGGTATCAGCAACAATCCCGATAACAGCCGCTTCATTGTACAGAGTCGGCGGGATCCCCTGCTTACCGCCCGCCAGCGCAGCCGCCGCCACTTCCATTCGTTCCACCAGCTCAAGCATACGCAGCTGTGGGTTGCTCTCCGGCTGGTTCAGTTTGCTGCGCAGGGCATCGAGCAGCCACGCTGTTTTGTCACCGCCTGCCGCCGCTACAGCCTGATTAAATGCGTCCTGCAATTCAGCCGGAACGCGGAAAGCTACCAGATTTGATTTGCTCATGAGGGTCCACCATATCAGTGTTGTCTATCCATACAGTATACCACTGTATAACGCTGTTATACGGAGGTGGAGAGGCTGGTTATACCTCGCGCTGACTGCCTGCTACAAGCATTACCTACCTTTTCTAACAGGGCGCTGCATGCCGTTGCGAAAGATCAATGTTGACTAGTTTTTCAACGTATACCTTGGATGTTCATCTACTGCTCGGAGAGAGCCAAATGAGCATCAAATTATTCGCTGTTTCCATACTCGCTGCCGCTTTCGTCTTCGTATCAGATATGGCCATCGCCAAATCGAACCAGTTAACTGATGACCAGGTTAAGCAAAGAATTATCGACGACTCTATAGCATCCTACCCGGGTACCTGTGCTTGCCCATTCAATACGGCACGGAACGGAAGCTCATGCGGCCGCCGCAGCGCCTGGAGCAAAGCGGGAGGATATTCGCCTGTCTGCTATAAGAAAGAGGTCACAAAGGATATGGTAAAAGAGTGGCGCCAGCAGAATCAGTAACGGTAATGGTCTGCCGAACGTGTAATTTTGCTGTTTGAAACACCGTGAATGTTGGTTCAACCCGCTAAATGTTGGTTCAAAATAGGGTGGTGTTGGTTCACTTTTTTGATAAATATCCAAATAAAACAATGGACTTTACGTTTTGAGGCAACTGAACCAACCGAACCAACACATATTGCATGTATATAGAGAAATTTTTACCAAACTTACAGAAGGAGATCAGCACACCATCGCGAGGCGGATATGGGCATTTATCAAAGAGGCAACATTTGGTACGCCGACTATAAAAATTCCGAAGGTAAGAGAGTCCGCAAATCTATGGGGACAACCGATAAAAAACTTGCTTCAGAGTTGTATGACAAAGTTAAGTACGAGTCATGGCGCTCATCAAGGCTTGGATACATACCACGTGTAACTTTTGAAAAGGCATGCATACGCTGGCTGAAAGAGAAATCCGGTAAAAAAACGTTATGTGATGACAAAAAAAGGATTATGTTCTGGCTGGCATTCTTTGGGACAAGATACCTTGATGAAATAACAGTAGATATGATTTACCAAGCTGTTAACTCAATGATTAATCAGAAGTATGAACAGAACTGGAGAGCCAAGCATCTGGCTTGTAATGCCTCAGCACTGGCCCCATCAAAGTATGTTCCAAAAGCCGTATCGATGGCGACAAAGAACACGCACCTTGCATTTATGAAGGCTCTACTTCGCAAATCATGGCTTGAATGGAAATGGCTCGAAAAAATGCCTTACATTCGTCTTTATCCTGTTAAGAATACTCGCGTACGTTGGTTGAAACCTTACGAGGCCAAAAAACTTATAAATGCTTGTAGTGAACCATTAAAATCAGTTGTTGAATTTGCTCTTGCAACAGGGCTTAGACGTTCAAATATCATTAATCTTAAGTGGCAGCAGGTTGACATTTCTCGTCGGGTCGCATGGATTCCATCTGAAGAGTCTAAGTCTGGTCAAGCAATTGGTGTGGCTTTGAATCAAAGTGCTTGCGATATCCTTGAAAGGCAGGTGGGAAAACATTCCCGGTGGGTGTTCGTTCACACCACGGCAAAACATCGACCGGATGGAACGCTGACGCCCGCGGTTAGAAAAATGCGGGTGGATGACAATAACGCCTGGCGCGCCGCGCTAAAAAAAGCGGGAATCGAGGATTTCCGTTTTCACGACCTCCGGCACACTTGGGCAAGCTGGCTTGTGCAAGCTGGCGTTCCACTTTCTGCCTTGCAGGAAATGGGAGGATGGGAAAGCATTGAGATGGTTAAAAAGTACGCTCATTTGTCTCCAACGCATTTGCTGATCTATGCTCAGAAACTGGATAGTATTTTACGTGAAGGTTGA